TGGCGCGGAAGGAGAGATTTGAACTCTCGCGCGCTTTTTAGACGCCTACTCCCTTAGCAGGGGAGAAAAAACCATTGAAAACACTGGGGAAATTGGCATTTGTAACATATTTTGTAGCATACAGAATTCACTCTGGCGAGTCGTTTTGCAACTGATTTACGGCATCGACCATGCCTTTCATGTCCGGGTGTACGTACCGTTGGGTAGTCGTTATCTTCGTGTGGCGCATGATTTCCTTGATCGTAAACGGGTCGATGTTTTTCATCGCGAGGGCTGTAGCGGTTGTATGGCGGCATGAGTAAGGTGGTAGCTTTTGCACTCCGGCGAGCTCCAAACACTCATAATATCTCTTGTAAAAATTATCTTTGTTTATGCAGCAGATATTTCCGACGCGCGATTTGCTTTCTTCGCATAGTTCATGCAGCACCGGCGCAACGAAATCCGGGAAGACCATAGGCGTTTCCTTCCGCTTCTTTGTCTTTATGCCGCCTCGGACGATCTCATTCTTTTCAAAGTCAATCATATCTTTCTTGAGCTTCAGAAGCTCACCGGGCATCATGCCGGTATAAATCATCGTTAAAATAAACCCAACGAAGTGGTCTTTTGCATACGCTTCCCATAGCTTTTTTACGTCGGCGTCGGTAAACGGCTCCGGCGTTTTTTCTTCAAGCTCCGGAAGCTTTATGTACTTTGCAAGATTCACGGTAGTCTGCTTTTCAGCAATCGCGAGATTGTAGCAATGGGAAAGGACTGTTTTCATGTCCTTCCGCGTGTAATAGGTGCTGGCGTTGCGGTCGATAACATCCTGTATCTGCGCGATGGTAAGCGCGTCGATCTCACGGTCGGCGATTTCTTTCATGCGCTCGAATGCCTTTTCCGCCGCGCCCTGACGATCAGCCGATAAGGATAGATAATCCCCACGCAGATATGTTTTGTAGTATTCTCTGAGAGTGGGGCTTCGCTGCTCTTCCTTCGGAGGGTTTGCAGCATATTGGAGGGCGGCGCGCTTTGATGTAAACCCGCCTTTTGTTCGCATCCTTTGCCGAAGCTTGTCGTTTTCGTCCAGGTAAGTTCTTTCTGTCCAACGCGCCGTCCACGTCTTCCCTCGCTGGTAAGCGCTTCCCTGCCCGTTCCCGCGTGTCCGGTTTCGCCGCGCTTCCTGTTTTTTTCCGCACCAGCAACAGTAGGGCGCGCCGTCTGGGATTTCTTTTTTACACTTGATGCACTCCATGTTTCCCTCCACGTTCTTTTCGGATCGCGTAGAAAGTAATTGCCGAAGCCAGCGCTGAACCTACGATCAGGGCGATACACGCCCATGCGGTTACGGACAAATCTCCGTTTCGAATGAATCCTGCATTACGAATCTGCGCATCCGCCACAAGGCAGGCAATCAGAGAAAAGGAGAGCAGCATACAAAACAGGGCGAGGACGTAACACATTGTATGTGTAGACTTTATCTGTGCGCTTTGCGCGGCCGCTGTTGCCTCCAGCTTGGCGTTTTCAAGCTCGACATGATGGATCTGCTTGGTCAGCTTTTCCGGGCTTCCGACGCGATTTTCAAGGCCGAACAGCTCGTCGAGCGACAACCCGAGCGTTTTGCATAGCGCAGCCGAGTTATAAAGCCGTGGATCCGCTTGTGTTCCAGCGTATAATCGGCTCACGGCAGAGAAGGAAACGCCGGACTCGTTCGACAGCTCCTCCAACGTCATCCCGCTTGCATCTTTTGCCCTTCTGATCTTCCCCTGATACGCGCCGATAAACGGAGCGAGATCCTGTATTGCGGACATGATTACGCCTCCATTCGTAAGTTTCAGTTTTATTTCTTACATTTTCCATATAAAAATGCAAAACATATGACAAGAACGCAGGATTCGCCCTTTTCTTACAAACATTATCTGGTACAATGAAAACGTAGCAGATAGTTCCTGAATCCTGCATCTGCTGAAATGGCCCCACCGTATGTTCCAGATACGATGGGGCCGGTCAAACCAAATATTATATCAAATCATCAGTCCCATAAACTGTACACCATCGGATTCCTGATTCCCAAAAATAACGCGGTCTGTTTGTTTATAATACCATGTTGATTTTTAGAACAATCGTTCTATAATAAATGACAGGAGGAAAAAATATGGAGTGCATCAACATCCGGGTAAACAATGGGAGAGTCGACGTGACGGTCGACGGGGCAAAGCTGACGGATGTGCATAGCGTCAGCGTGGATTACATCAAGGGTATTCCGCTCCTGTTTGCCTGCGTCGCGGACGTAGGCCGGGAGCAGGACGAGCGGCGGGAACCGAGAATCCTGCACTGAATTTATTGTGCGTCCCTCGAGTTCGCTTCCTCCAGCACATTGCCGGTCTGATCTACAAACTGCACACGCACGTTGTCGATCGGAGTTCCGTTGAATGCGTTGTACATACCGCCGTACATATAAAATGCCAGTGTAAGGAGTGAGTCCTGAAGCCCAACCACATCAGTAGAAAGCGTTACAGTAAAGGACGTGTAATCGCTGGACGCTTCGGCGGAAATGACGTTTGGGTAGTCAGAGGAACCGGCCATGTCCGCAAGCTGGGCGTCAATGTTCTGCGCCAGCTCCTGCATAAGCTCTTTGTGTCGCTCCGCTGTCATAACGTAGGTCGCGGAGCCGTCAGGATTCAGCTCTATAGACAGAAGCCCGTCTGTTTCCTTTACCTTTTCGTCCAATGCCTGCTGCGTCGCATCTTCGCCGATAAAGTCGGCTGGGATCGTGAGATTGATCTTATTGCCCCATGTTTTTTCAGCCGTTATCGGTGTGGTTGCCGTTTCCCCGGTCTGTGCGTCGTCTTCCGTCTTTGCCGACTCCGATGCGGAGATTGTATCCGGCTCCTGCCTCTTGATCGGCTCGGCTGGCTTCTTCGCGGGCTTTGATGCGATAAGGACAACTGCCAGCACAACGGCAGCGAACGGAACAGAAAGAATCGCGATTTTTTGAACCGAAATCATCTTTTTGTTTCTTGCGCCGCATTCCGGACAGACGCGGGCGCTTGCATTGATTTGCGTTCCGCAGGAGCGGCAGATCATCTTTCGGTTGGGCGTGTCACAGTGCGGGCAGAACTTCTCCCGTTCCGGGAACTCTGCCCCGCATCTTGGGCACTGCACAATATATTCATTTTTAGTCATCAATGCGGCACTCCTTATATGGTTTGTAAACAATTACATATTACCACTTAGAACCAGCAACCGCAATGTAGAAGCTGCACAAAAATAAACGTCGGATTTTGGAAGAATGGAGATAGGAGCGGACAATGGTTGAAAATTTACGGGAAGTATGCGATAATGACACCAAGAAAACAAACGTTCGTGAGAAATTAAAAGCTGCCGTTTTGTCCCTTACAGACGAACAGGCCGCGTATGTATTAAGGAGGCTGCAATGCTGTTTGCAAGAAAAGAAATCGAACGACTGAGAGAAGAAAATCGCGATCTGAGATCGCAGCTTTCACAAGAGAAGGAGAAAACGCGCCGGTCTGCATTTATAGAAACAGCGAATCTCCCGGAATGCAAAAGCCTGGCCTGCGTCGGATGCGAACATATTGTTGTGCAGGTTACTCCGCACGGTGGATACTTTGTTGTAGGCTGCGGAAAAAATAACCCATGTGGGGATTACGTCAAATCCAATGCCCCTGAAGCGCAGAAACAGGCTATCCGACAAGTGCTGCAATCGCAATGGCAGTTGTGATCGCGTAAGGAAGCCAAAAGGCCCAAAAGTCTTTTCGTTTCTGCTCGATATAGTCCCTGCCGTATAATGTGATTCTGATTCGATCTTCGGAGTTAACCGTTCCGCCTGCTCCGTCTGGCGCCCCGCCAATTGAAAATTCCTCAATGAGTTTATCAAGCTTTAGATAGGTTACATAATGAGAAGTGAACGTGTTTACCTCATCTACACTCATTGAATCGGTTCGATACAGTTTTTTCAGAAGTTTATACGCGGTCTTTTCCATAAATCCCTCACATCAGCTTTAGCGCTTCCGCGATAAGCCCCGCAAGCTTTTCGCATTGCTCATCCGACAAACCATCAATTAAATCGCGGAGCTTCTGCTTCGGCTCGCTCACCGCCCCATCCTTCGGGATGGGGTCTTTTTTTATGCCCGCAGACGGGTCATCGGTTTCGCCGGTCAAGTAGGCGATAGTTGTTTCGAGAGCATTGGCTACAACTGACAGGTTTGCATAGTTCGGAACGCGGCCATTCTTCCACCACTTTCCGATTGTGCCGTTCCCCATTCCGAGCCGACTTTCAAGGGCGGCAATGCTTGTTCCTCTACTCTTACATAGTTCTTTTAGACGTAAATGCAAATCCATAAAAATAATTAGACAAAAATCAGATTTTCTTCTTGACAATGCGACTTAAGTCTATTATACTTAGACGTGTGAAGGGTACAAAAAACCTAGCCCCTCACCAAGACGGACTTTCAGAAGATATTTAATTGCCTTGACACGCTTATATTAGACTATCTTCTAATCTCTGTCAAGTAGTATTCGTACAGATTGGAGGGATTTTTTTGATTTATGAGAATGTCAAGCGCCTCTGCGAGAAGCACAAAACGAACATCGCGACCGTAGAAAAGGCGTGCGGCATTGCCAACGGCACAATCGGAAAGTGGGCAGGCAAGGACGCTGCCCCGCGCATCGACACTGTAAAAGCGATTGCCGACTATTTCGGCGTATCGGTCGACTCGCTGCTGCAGAAGCCGGGGAAAAGGAGGGCTACGAAGTGCCATTGACCGTCAATGATATCCGGGCAATGACAAAGCCCACAATCCTCGCAAGCGAGGCGGCGCAGGTGCTCGGCTGTACCCCGCAATGGCTTCGCTTGATGGCGAGGGAACAGCCTGAAAAGCTTGGATTCCCGGTCTGCTGCACAAGCGAGCACAGAGTGAAGATCCCGAGAGAGCCGTTTTTGCGGTTTCTCGGAGCATGAGGAGGAACAAATGAAAGTCAGATTAACATTTTTGGAGCCGGTTCTTGGCACATGGCCGAGCAACGAGAACATTGCGCGTGACTTTATCGCAAGCAAGGCCCCGGACGCAAGCACGATTGAGGATGAGATCGCAGCGCTCGGCGCGGACGCTGTCGCCGAAAAGGGAAAAACCGTTTTCCCGCGTACCGACGGACAGCCGATTCTGTACGATTATCAGATCAAAGGCTTTTTCAAAGACGCCTGCGGTATGCTGGCACGCGTGAAATCCAAGAAATCCAGCGCCCTGAAAGCCTATAAGAAGATCATCGACGGCCTGATCTTTGTAGAGCCGCGCATGATTCCCATTGAGGTCAACGGTGAGGTCGGCGAATGCCAGAGACCGCTTCGTGCGCAGACCGCACAGGGCGAGCGTATAAGCCTTGCAAACTCGGAGGAAATCCCGGCAGGCAGCACGATCGAGTTTGAAATCGTGATGCTCGACGAAAAGGCGCACAAGGAAGCAGTCCTGGAATGGCTGGAGTATGGCCGCCTACGCGGCATCGGCCAGTGGCGGAACTCCGGCAAGGGCAGATTTACCTACGAGGTTCTGAATGGTTAAGTGCAAGGGTGAGGCCACGCAGGGACTTGCGAGGGAAGCGCGTCGCTGAGAGCAGCGGTGAACGGCAACGGAATTGCTTCGTACCGATGGGCGTAGATGCGCAACGGCAGTGTTTAGCGGTGATAGGCGCAGCAAAGGAAAAGCATGGAAACGCTCAGGAATACAATGAACTGCAATGGCTTGGCTTAGTGTGGCAAAGAACGGCAAAGGCAAGGAATGAATAGCCCAGCAATGCAGGGGCATGGCAAATCATCGAAGGCTACGCGCAGCTACGGCGCAGCAACGAATGCAAAGCAGGGGAAAGGCCAAGCAGGGCAACGCCAAGCAGCGGCAACGAATTGCGAAGCAACGAACAGAAATCGAAAAAGGAGAGGACAGAAGGAGGATGCAACATGGCGGAAGTGAAGACCTACACCCTGACGCTGGATGCGCAGGAGCTGCATGATCTGATTGAGGCGGCGCTGGTGTGTGAGTGCCAGGTAGCGCAGATCATCGGCGGGCTGAAGCGAAAGGGACTGGATCTGGACGCGCAGAAGCTCGTTACACAAAACGCCCGTCTGGCGCGGCTCGTCAGGCGGATGCAGGAGGCGAAGGAGAAAACCAATGGATAACGGGAAGGTACACGTCGAGATCGGCATGGACGGCAAAAAAACGGTATCTGTGCTATCCGGCAGCGCGCTGGAACTGAGCGCTGCTGCCGCGCGAATCCTGAACATATTTTATGCCGCGTTCTGCCAGCGGGGAATAGGAGAGGAATTCAAGGAAACCATGCGCTACTGCGTGAACCGAGAGGACAGCCCGGTATGGAGGAAGGAGTTAGCAGAATGAGAACCAATCTTGCAGAGCGGCTCGGGTATGAGCCGGAGGAAACGACTGAGGAGCGCCGGGAGCGGCTGCGGGAGGAATTGGAGGCCCGCAAGGCGGCGCGGCGGATCGTCAAGGGCCTGTGCCTTTGGGTGAGCGGCGCAGCAATGATCTTGGCCGCAATGGCCGGGACGGCGGAAATGACGTATGAATGCGTCGTGACTGGCTTCGTCGCGCTCGTCACACTCTTGTATGGGCTGGCGTAACAAAAAATGACCCCTGCCGCGCGGCAACGCGACAGAGGCCAAAAGGAAACTTAAGACGCCTTTATTATAGGGCAGAAAGGAACCTATGTCAAGTTTAACGGATTCCCGCGTCCGGCACGGTGCGAAAGCCTGCGTCGATGCGGTACATCGGGCCGACTACCCGAAGTTCAACAAATGCCTGCTTTCTCAGTGCGAAGCGCCGGAGAAATACGGTGTGCAGCTTGTTCCGGAGGCAGCCGCGGCGATCAAGGCGTTGGACGCGCCGAAGAACCGCGCGGATCGCCGGAAGAAGACGAACCGGTATTACTTCCGCCTGACGGACGGCGGCGCAGAAGTCCTGCAGCAGCTCTGCGAGGCTATGCACTGTGCAAGCGTGCAGAGCCTGTGCGAAAAGCTCTTGGAAAAGGAGGCGAAACGCCGTGGGATACGATGGTGAGAACCTCTATCTCGGCATCGACGAGCCGGAGCCGGTAATCGTCGGCCAGTGCGCATACTGCCGGGAAGACATCTATGAAGGAACTGAGTGCTTCTGCTGCAACGGAGTGCTGGTACATACGGAGTGCTTCGGGGACTATGTAAGGGATGAATACAGCGACTCGGAGCTGGCCGGGGCGCTGGGATTTGAACAAAAGACAGCATGAATGAAGGAGGAAACATTATGGAAAATGCAAAAGGCTACAAGGCATTTGCGCCCGGTATGATCTGCCGAGGCAAGCAGTATGCCGAGAACACGGACTACGAAGAGGCAGTTGGCGCGATCTGCGGCAAAGGAATGATGCACTACTGCGTCAACCCCTTCGATACCCTTAACTTCTACGATCTCGTAGGTGAAAACGGGAAGTTTTCAGATTTCGCAGAAGTTGAAGCGCTCGATCCGCCAGTTTCCGGAAGTGACGGGAAATTTGCGGCGAAGAAACTGCATATCGGCGCGAAGCTGAGCTTCGCTGGATTTGTAAAGGCGTGTATCGATTACACAAAGGAACAGACAATCGATAATATGCCGAAAAGTGAAATTGGTACGGGCGACTCCGCACAGATCGGCAGCTCGGGCGACTACGCCAAGATCGGCAGCTCGGGCTACTACGCCCAGATCGGCAGCTCGGGCAACTCCGCCAAGATCGGCAGCTCGGGCTACTACGCCCAGATCGGCAGCTCGGGCGACTCCGCCCAGATCGGCAGCTCGGGTTACTACGCCAAGATCGGCAGCTCGGGCGACTCCGCCCAGATCGGCAGCTCGGGCGACTACGCCCAGATCGGCAGCTCGGGCGACTCCGCCAAGATCGGCAGCTCGGGCAACTCCGCCCAGATCGGCAGCTCGGGCAACTACGCCAAGATCAATAGTACCGGCGAAGACTCCGTGATCTGCTGCGCTGGCAGCGGCTCTGTCGTAAAGGCAAAGGCAGGCAGCTGGATCACGCTTGCGGAGTGGGAATATTCCGACGAAAAAGGACGGTTCGCTCCGCGCTGCGTGAAGACGGAATATGTAGACGGCGAGAAGATCAAGGCCGATACCTGGTATCGGCTGAAGAACGGTGAATTTGAGGAGGTAAGGTAAATGGCAATCAAGAAACCCGCTGAACTGGATTTCAGCAACAAGAAATTCATGTGCATCATTTCCGGGCAGCCCGGATTGGGCAAGACGACACTGGCCCTTTCGGCCCCGAAGCCGTTTCTGTTCGACACGGACAATGGCATTGCCCGCGTCAGGCCGGAGCAGCGCGGCGTGACCTCCGTAGTGGAATCCTACGAGGAAATGCTTGGCGATATGGAGTCCGACGAGTACAAGGAATCGGAATCCGTCGTGATCGACACCGGCGGTATGCTGGTACAGCTGATGAAGGACTGGGCAAAGAAGCAGGACAGCAAGGCCACGAAGGATGGGCGCGCCATGTACGGCGTGATCAAATCCGAGTTCGACCGGCTGTGTTACCAGATCCGCGCAAAGGACAGGAAGCATTTGATCGTGGTGTTCCACACGACGGAACAGCAGAAGGGCGACACCATCCAGACGCGCCTTTCCTGCGAGGGCGGCGCAAAAGATATCGTCTGGACGCCTGCGGACTTCGGCGGCTATATGTTCATGATGGGCAACAAGCGCATGATCGGCTTTACACCGACAGACGAATACTTTGCAAAAGGATGCTTCGGTGTGCGCGGCGTGATGCAGCTGCCGGAGCTCAAGCCCGGCCAGAAGTCCACATTTTTGACGGATTTGTTCCGCAAAGCGCAAGAGGACATCAACGAACAGGCCGAGATCTATAGCGGCGAGAAAACCGCATATGACGTGGCGATGCAGGAAGGCCGCGCGTTCATTGCGCTTGTCGGAGATCCCGACACGGCGTTAAAGGCGCGGGAAGGGCTGGCAAAGATCCATCACGCTCTGACTAGCGCCGCCGAGCTTGGCGCAGAGTTCAAGCGCAAGTGCAAGAAACTCGGTCTGAAATACGATAAGGAGATAAAAGCCTATGTATTGGCTGACACAAAGCCTGCTAAGCAGCTGGAAGCACTTTCTTGATGCGGATGATGCGTATGCAGACGCGGCGCTGTCCTCCTTCCTCTCTACGCTTCGGCGTGAAGAGAAGGAAACAACGCAGGCGATGCAGGCTGGCATTGACTTCGAGGCGGCGATCAACAGCACGGTTGCGGGCGTACCAATTGAGCCTGTCAGCGAGAAATACGACCGGGCTGTAGCAAAATTTTCCCGCATCTGCTCGGGCGGTCAGCCACAAGTTCCGGTCGCCGGGCGGCTGCATGTATCGGGCTTGGATTTCCAGTTATACGGCGTCTGCGACTATGTAAAGGCTGGTGTGATCTACGATATCAAGCGCGTGCAGCGGTACGAATACGGCAAGTATCTGCACAGCCCGCAGCATCCGATGTATCTGCATCTGCTGCCCGGCGCGTCAAAATTTACATACCTGATCTTCGACGGCGCGAACACTTACGCGGAAACGTACCGGCGCGGCGATTTCGAGCCTATCGAAGATACGATTTCATGCTTTATCAACTGGCTTTTGGCAAACGGTTATATCAACGATTATTTTACACATTGGGAAATGAACACTGAAAGGATGGACAAGATAGATGGGATTTAAAGCAGTAAAGAATGATGGCGGTCTGATGAAGGCTGGCGATTATGAGTGCTATTTGAAATCGTGCGGCTACAGCGTAACGAAGAACGGAAACGAATGCATCAAGTTTGACTTCGTCGTCCGTGAGGACGTCGAGCAGGAATACCAGAAGAAGCACATCTTCAAGAACTTCTGGCCCGACCGCGACACCGGGGAGTACGACGCCGACAAGATCGGCAAATATGCAAATGCGCTTGGCATTGAGCCGGGCACCGATTTTGAACTTGACGATCTGGTAGGCCGCAACTGCATTTTGCACATGGAGCCGTTTGAGGGCAATGACGGTGTGACGCGCGACTGTATCCGGTATCTCAAGCCCAGCAAGGCAGACTCCTTTGTAACGCCCGCACCGGCCAGCGCAGAGGAGTTCAAACAGCTTGACGAAGGCGACGACGAACTGCCGTTCTGAGGGCTGAAATATGCCGAACAGAATTATTCGGGAAAGCATCTGCACAAGCGATAGCGTCGACAAACTCTCGTGGTTTGAAGAAGTTCTGTTTTATCGGCTCATTGTAAACTGTGATGATTTCGGACGCTTTGACGGGAGAGCGGCGGTAGTGAAAAACCGCCTCTTCCCGCTGAAAGAAAACCTCACGCTCAAAACTGTAGAAAATGCTCTTCATGGGCTGGCGAGTGCTGGATTGATTGCTCTGTATGTGTTTGAGGGCAAGCGCTTCCTTTACCTACCAACATGGGGCAAGTATCAGACGCAGCGTGCGAAGGTAAGCAAATTCCCGTCGCCTGATGACGGGAAACAAGCGGACGAAATCATTTGCAAGCAAATGCGTGCAGATGTTCCCGTATTCGAGAATCGAGAATCGAGAATCGAATTCGCTATTCGAGATGCGGAAGATAGCGCGGAGCCGCAAGCGGCATCCACGCCGCCAGCAATCTCTCTGCCGCTGAATGATGGAACGGGATATTCCGTTTCCGTGGAGCAATGCCAGGAATGGGCGGGCTTGTACCCTGCTGTCGACGTGATACAGCAGCTGCGGAACATGAGGGGCTGGTTGGACGCAAATCCGGCCAAACGGAAAACAAAGCGCGGGATCAATGCGTTTATTGTCCGCTGGCTGGCAAAAGAACAGGACAAGGGCGGAACACAGCCTGCACAGTACAGCCGCGCTGCAAAGCCCGGCTACGGTGTGCAGGGGCACCATGACCCGCTGAATCCGCTGGAAGAGGCTGCTGTCAACCGGCTGTTCGAGAAACCGCCGAAGGGCGCGGAGAAAATGCGGCACGGCATACAGGCCCACGGGGAGGAACTGTCTGCGTTCCAACTGGCGGCGATAGACAAAATGCTGAACGAGGAGGAGGACAAAAACAAATGAGTAAACCCAAATACATGAAAGGCGATTGCATTCGATCACTGGACGATTTGGTGCTGCAAGAAAACATCTTCTGGAACGGGAGAATTTGGAATCGAAAGTGGTTCATGAACCTAAGGAATGGAGGATATATGATAGACGCGAAGGAAATCGTGCAGGCGCTGCGGTGCTGCGCAGAGGGCGAGTGCAAAGACTGCGCCATGCATGAGGATAAGCAGCGCTGCCAAGAGAATTTATTGGACAAAGCCTCTGAAGCCATCGAGCGCCTGACCGCCGAGAACGCGAAGGCAGAAGCCGAGAGGGACGCGCTGCGGGAGAAGAAGCGGTGGATTTCCGTGACAGAAAAAACGCCAGAGTATGATATGCCGCAGCTTGCGCTAAATGCTGACGGGGAGGCACTCATTGCAAATTACGCATACGGCGAATGGTTTGATACATGGGGGCAAGACGTGGAGGTCACCCACTGGATGCCGCTGCCGGAAGCGCCGGAGGAAGGAGACAAGGCATGAGTAAAGCTGTTTTGCTTAGCATTCGCCCGGAGTGGTGTGAGAAGATCATCAACGGGCGGAAGACCATTGAGGTGCGCAAGACGCGCCCGAAGATGAACCCGCCGTTTAAGTGCTACATCTACAAATGCGGAAACGGCAAAGTCATCGGGGAATTTCTGTGCGATGAGATCAGCAACATTAACTTCGGCTGGCACATATCCAACCTCAGGATTTACGACACACCGCGCGAACTGCGGGAATTTTACGCTGTGCCAAATGAGGTAGAGGTAGCGCTCAAGGCAAAACCAAAGCCGATCACCCGCCCGCCGCAGAGCTGGCGGTATGTGGAGGAAGAGATATGGAACGACTGACTAAATGGAACGAATCATCGTATAAACACGCCTATTATCCGCGCTGCTTCAAAGAACCGTGCTACGGCAGCGGGTGCAAAATCAAGGATTGCCCGTTTGAAATAGCGGTGTGTGAGCGACTCGCGGCCTACGAGGATACGGGGCTGACGCCGGAGGAAATCAAGGCTCCGTTTACGGAGGATACGATGATAAATCTGGCAGCGCAGGCGCTGGGCGTGGAGCCTAGCCGCCTCCGCGAGCTTGCCGAGGCCGACAAGGACGGGCGCGTCATTATATTGCCGTGCAAGGTGTACGAGACTGACGGGGTGAGGGTGTATGAGCACACGGTGCGCGAGGTCATCTATGAGACGGCAGGCGGCCCGGCTTTCGATAAAAATGCAATCGGGAAGAGCATATTTTTGACGCGCGCCGAAGCCGAGCGGGCGATTCAGGAAATGGAGGGAAAGGCATGAGCAACCAGGGAGTAATCCGTGGGACAATTGATGGACAGGAAAAGTATTGCAGAATCCCAATCCGTAGCCGCTTGTATGAATCCGTGATGGAAGATAATACGACGGAGCTTTCCTCGGAGGCGATTCTCGCCATGCCGCATGACAAGGCGGCTGCGGTGATTGATGCAATTATGGCGGACTGGCTCTACTGGCTCAAGAGAGCCGGGGAGCTGTGGGTGCTGACGCACAATTCCGCCGAGGAAACGGAGGGCAAGAAGGATGGCTGAACTGAAACCGTGCCCGTTCTGCGGCGGTGACGTAGAAGAAACAGGCGGTTCGTGTAATTTCGGGAAAAAGATTATGACGCTCAATGTAAAGTGCAGGAAATGCGGGACATCCGTTGCCCTGAAAACAGCATGGAACACGAACGCATACATTGAAGCGGTCGAGGCATGGAACAGGAGGGTAAACCATGCATGAGGAGGAAAGTTGATGCAGGATTGCTGTTTTACATGCAAAAATCTGGAATACAGAAAGAACTACGTTTATCCGTATCGGTGCTTGAAGCACAAGGCAGAACGGTTCTCGGAGAAGGAATTTGAACGGATGTACTTTTCTGGAGAGGAATGCAAAGACTTTGAACAAAGGAGGTGGCCCGATGGGAGCGATTCTAGCGATTGACCCCGGCAATACGCAATCCGGCTATGTGGTGGTTGAGCACGACGGCGAAGAAATTCGCCGCGTGCTGGAGGCCGGGAAGATCGAGAACCCGGCAGTGACTGATATGCTGGATCGGAAGCTTTATGCGAACTGCATAGACGTTGCAATCGAGATGATCGCGGGCATGGGCATGACGGTCGGACAAGAGGTGTTCGACACCTGCGTCTGGGTCGGGCGATTCTGGGAAATTGCATTGAGATCTGGCGGATATGAGCCGAAAAGGATATACAGGCGAGAAGAAAAGCTATACCTGTGCGGCCGCCTGAGCGCGAAGGATAAGAACATTCGGCAGGCCCTAATAGACAGGTATGGAGTTGTCGGAACAAAAGCAAATCCGGGGTTTTTCTACGTGAATGGCGTCAAATTTGCAAAGGATATGTGGGCGGCGATGGCGGTAGCCGTGACGTATTTCGATAAGTACATCAAGGGGGTAAAGCTTTGAACAAGACGCAGCGAAAGCCGCCAAGACCGCCGATGCAGCTGACGTGCGATGCCTGCGGGAAAACGTTTATGCGCGCACCGTCCAAGTACAAGGCAAAATACAATTTTTGCAGCGAGGCGTGCGCCTGGGCGGCACATGGGGAAGCTGTGACGGGCCGGGCGGAGCGCGTGCAGATCCTGATCACGTGCTCGATCCCGGTATACCCGGAAATGCGGCCTGTCTGCGGACGGGTGTATCCTGCCGAGAAATACAAATACAGGACAAACCGGACGGGCTATGTCGTTGCGGTAAACGGCAAGCGCGTATGTGTGAGGGTGGACGAATGCAGGGAAATCTAGGGCTCACACCGGTGCAGGCTCCGTGCAAAGGCTGTGCGGATAGGCATACCGGCTGCCACACGGACTGCACCCGATACATAGCATTCCGCCGGGAGGCGGACAGATACAAGCAGGAGCAATCAAAGGACGCAGCGAGATATGCAACAACAAGGGGCTGTATGCGGACGCTGCACGATGCGAACCGCGCAAAGCGCGAAGGGAGGCAACATTACTGATGAGCACGCCGCGATACGGCTGGTGGGCCTATGCAAAATGGATGATCCGCAGCTATAAGGGCGGCGGGCTGATGACGAAGGCCGAGCGCGCTGCCGTTGCGGATGCAATCGCGGAGACGGAACAGCTCGTTGACGGCGCGGAGCGACTCCGGCTCATAGACTTGGTTCTTTGGAAGCGGACGCACACCTTACAGGGCGCTGCGATGGCGGTTTATGTGTCCGAACGCACCGCACAGGAGTGGCACAGGCAATTTATTCGCCTTGTGGGGCAAAAAAGAGGGCTTTTATGAAAAAGTCTGCGTCCCAGAGCCAAATTTAACATTTACTATAAGGGCGTAGAGATCAACTCTACGCCCTTCTTCATCGGCACCGCAGCGTTCTGCGGAAACCTCATCCTCCTGTTCTCGTGTTCTCCGGTGTGAATAAATATATTTATTCACACACGGAGACACGAGAACGAAAGAACGAGGCAGAAAGGAGCGGCTATGGCGAGTTTGCGCGCCCTTGCACACAAGCTGCAAACAGCGCTCTTGTACAACGGAATCAAAATAAAAATCAATCAAATGCAGACCTATTCCGCGAAAAATGACAGGATGGTGACGAAATACATGGTTTACGAATATCGACCTGATGAAAAGCCGAAGAACGTCACTCTGCTGGAAACGTACCAGATTGCGGATGTGGTGAAGCTGCTGGCCGGACTTTACAGCGATGGCGGATGAAAAGCTTACGCCGAAGCAGAGACGATTCTGCGAAGAATATCTGAAATCCGGGAACGCGACAGAAGCAGCGAAAAAGGCCGGGTACAAAGAAACATCATGCAGAGTGATTGCGGCAGAAAACCTGTCAAAACCAGCTATTTCTGCGTATATAAAGCGCAGGCTGGACGAACAGGAAGCGGCGCTTGTCGCAGATTCCAACGAAATTCTGAAATTTTACACTGCCGTCATGCGCGGGGAGGTCAAAGACCAGTTCGGCATGGACGCATCGCTGTCCGACCGGCTGAAAGCCGGTGACAGTCTCATGAAGCGATACGCGGCAGCTTCCGACCGCAACAGGACGACAATGGAGAAGCTTGATTCGATGCTGAAGGAGTTCCAAGATGCTGTTAAGTCCGAAACAACGTGAATTTGTAAAATACGGGACGCATCGATGGAACTTCAAGGGCGGAGCCACCAGAAGTGGGAAGACTTACCTCGATTTTCGATGGATCATACCGATCCGGATTCGTGAGCGAATCGGAAAAGATGGTCTGGCCGTCATTCTCGGCGTAACAAAATCCACGATTGAGCGAAATGTGCTGGAGCCGATGCGGAACCTGTATGGCGATATGCTTGTCGGAACAATCTCCAGCGACAACACAGCGTGGATTTTCGGGGAAAAGTGCTATTGCCTCGGTGCGGAAAAGGTTTCTCAGGTTTCAAAGATCCGCGGCGCGTCGATTAAATATTGCTACGGCGACGAGGTCGCGGACTGGTCGGAAGAAGTCTTCGCGCTGCTAAAAAGCCGTCTTGATAAGGAATACTCCTGTTTTGATGGGACGTTCAATCCGCAATATCCTGACCACTGGCTGAAAAAATTCCTTGATAGCAACGCGGACATTTTCAGCCAGACATACACAATAGACGACAATCCGTTCCTGCCGGAATCTTTTAAAGAAAATCTGAAAAAAGAATACGAAGGGACGGTTTATTACGACCGCTACATTCTCGGCCTCTGGAGAATCGCCGAGGGTCTGGTTTACCCAATGTTTGATCGGGCCAGAAACGTCACGAGTGAGCGGGGCGGGCCGGGGCGGTACTGGATCTCATCGGACTACGGCACACAGAACCCTACCGTCTTTGCATTGTGGCGGGAATATGGCGGCAAGGCCGTCATGGAGAAAGAATATTACCACAGCGGGCGCGAGAGCGGGCGGCAGAAGACTGACGAAGAATATTATCAGGATTTAGAGGCATTCGCGGACGGATACCGCATTGAGCGTGTCGTGCTCGACCCATCGGCAGCGTCCTTTGCCGAGTGCATCCGGCGGCACGGAAAGTTTTCTGTATGGAAAGCAAACAACGCCGTGCTGGACGGCATTCGCTTCACGGGGGCCTGCATCAAAAGCGGCATAATCAAATTCCATGAGAGTTGCAAAAACGCGTTTCGGGAATTTGGCCTTTATAGCTGGGACAAAGACGCAGGAGAAGACCGCGTGATAAAAGAAAACGACCACGTGTGCGATAGTATCCGCTATTTTTGCATGACCGTTTTGAGGAGAGAAATCAAGAAATGAGCCTTTTGACAAACATTCGAGGGTGGTTCCGGAATATGCTTTTCCCGCAGGCGGTGGCCGAGCGGGAATTCGGCGTATCTCCGGCAGTCAGCCAGAAGATGGAGCAGAATATAAGCCTCTGGTACGCGATGTTTATTGGAAATCCACCCTGGCAGACGTGCGATGTCATTGCTGTCGGGCTTCCGGCGGCGATCTGCCGGGAGATCGCGCGACCGACGCTGGCCGAGCTGACGGCTAACATCACCGGCAGCGCCCGTGCGGATTATCTGAAAGACTGCTTTGAGCGGGCGGAAGAGAATTTTCACAGCGCCTTAGAACTGGGGCTTGCGCTCGGCGGCGTGGCATTTAAGCCGTATATCTACGGTGAGCAGCTGCTGGTCGACGTGACCGGCGCGGCGGCGTTCCAGCCGACGAAATTTGACCCTGCCGGGCGCTGCATCGGAGGCGTCTTCCGGGACAAGCCCGCGAAAGTGGGCGGGAAGTATTATATCCGCCTCGAATCGCACGAGCTGGACGGCACGACCTATACGATCCGCAATAAAGCGTATTACAGCGACGCTTCCGGCACAGTCGGCGCAGAAGCGCCCCTGAACGCCGTCCCGGAATGGGCGGACATTCAGCCGGAGATCGCGATTCAGGATATGAGCGGGCCGCTCTTCGCGTACTTCCGCCCGCCTGCGGCCAACACAACGGACGCAAACAGCCCCTGCGGAATGTCCGTCTACGGAGACGCGGCTACGGTGCAGCTTATCAAGCAGGCCGACGAGCAGTGGGAGCGCCTGCGCTGGGAATACCGTTCCAGCGAGCGCAAAGTCCTGATGGACGGCACGAGCTCGACTGCGGATATGTTTAACAAGCGTATGTTTGAGCTTGGGCCGTTCTCCCCGTCCGGCGAATTCTTTCAGTACATCGAGCCGCAGATCCGCGATGAAGCAATCTACCGAGGGTTCCAGAATACGCTCCGCCGCATCGAGTTCAACGTCGGGCTGGCCTATGGCGATATCTCCGATCCGCAGACCGTCGAGAAGACCGCGACGGAGATCCGCAACAGCAAGCAGCGCAAATATGTGCTAATTGACAGTATCCAGACGGCGCTTGAACACACGTTTGACAGCCTGCTCTATGCGCTCGATACATACGCAACACTCTATAACCTCGCGCCTGCCGGGACGTACAACGCAGAATATGATTGGGGCGATTCCATCCTTGACGACGCTGAGAAGAAGGAACAAGAGCGGGCAAACGACCGACTTGACCTCGCTGACGGAATTCTGAACCACTGGGAATACCGCGCGAAATGGTACGGCGAGGACGAAGCGACTGCAAAGAAAATGCTTCCGAGAGCGCAGGATATGGTAACTGAACAGCAACAGGAGGTAGAGTGATGGGAGGAAGAGGAAGTTCCGGGGGGGTAGCAAAAAACGAAGTTATCCCTACGGAACAAAGAATTAGGGTTCCGTATTCAGAATACAAGGATGTATACGAGAAAGAATCGCACAAGGTATACAATTCTTATGATTCCAACAACAAAACAATCGAAATAGATGTAAATCCACGAATATATGAGATATCTAAAATCATGCCGGATAGCTTTTACCAGCAGTTACTGGATGGGTACAAAGCTGGCATAAAAGCAGATAGCAAAGAAGGAAAGAAACAAAAAGCGTTCTATGCACGAGTTGTGCATGATCGTTATAGAAAGATTGCAAGTAAGGGCGGAAAGATGAGAAAGGACGCCCCAGAGTGGCAGAAAAAAGCATTTAACATAGCCGTCTACGGGAAAAAGTGATCAGAATTAACGGAGGTACAAAACGATGGGAGGAAGAGGTGGAGCTGGTGGCGGTGGCAGCAGAAACACATCGTCCCCCGATTACAAAAGCTCCTACAATATCGAGATGGAGAACGCCAGAAGCTTTGAAGCGGCGTTTGCTATCGAGGATGGCACTACCAAAGGCGCAATCGGATATCAGATGTATGTCCATCAAGATGTTACCGGCAGAAGCCTGATTGCTGACACGCGCAAAGACATTGACGCGCTCAAGCGTGACCTTCGGGAAGCAAATCAAATGGGCAAGTCTTACGGAATGTCGCAAGCGTCCATTGATGGCATGAAAGCCGCTATCCGAGAGAAGATTTCTTTGCAGGAAAAGGCGGTTACGGCGATGGAGAGTGCGCGCTCTGAGTACGAGAAGTACAAGCGGCAGTCGGCAGCTGGAAACGCAAAAGCAAAACAGCGTGGTGGTCGCTGGATGTAAATGGAGAATGATACATGGGTGGACGCGGCGCAAGCAGCGGTATCAGCGTAAGCGGCAAGCCTTACGGGAGCGAGTTTAGAACGCTTCTAAAAGCCGGAAATGTAAAGTTTGTAAAGCAAAATGCGGCGTTGAACGCAAAAGACCCGTTGGAAACCATGACCAAAGGGCGCGTTTATGCAACGATAAACGATGATGGAAAAATCAATGCAATCAGCTATTACGGTGCAGACGGCAAGCGAGTGAAAACAATCAATCTTTTACACAGCCATGAGCAATTCAAGGGAGAACACACGCACATCGGGTATTATCACGATGAGGGCGGCACAAGGGCATTGACGGCAGACGAAAAGAAGCTGGTTGCATTCGTAAAAAAGGCTTGGTATAATAGGCATAGCAAGTAGTCGTATAGGGTGATTACACCGTGACTTCGGAAACTCCGGTTAGAATCCGGGCGCTTGCTATGCCGTAAGGTACAGAAATGTATCTTGCGGCATTTTTGTTTGCTGGTGGATTTATGATTAACTTTGAAAATCTCGACAAGTTCACATTCCCTGGCGTTGAAAAGTACGACATTCCGCAGATCGAGCCGGTCAAGGCATACCCGCAAGGCGAGTTTATCCCCGTGAATTACCATTACGCGGCAAAAGACCCGGCAAGCAAAATCGTACATTTTTTCGTGGACGATTATCAATTTATTCGATATTGGAACACGCCGGACAAGTATATTCCGAAACTGTCGCAGTTTTCGGCGGTGTGCGCGCCGGACTTCTCCACATACACGGATATGCCGTTGGCGATGCAGATATACAACCACTATCGCAAGCACTGGTTGGCGGCATACTGGCAAATGCATGGAATGACAGTCTATCCCTCAATCTCATGGAGCGATGAGAGCAGTTACGATTGGTGTTTTGATGGCGAGCCTGTCGGCGGAATTGTTGCGGTTAGTTCGGTAGGCACACAGCAGAACAAGGAAAGCAAGCGGCTGTTTCTGCGCGGCTACGAAGAAATGATGAAACGACTATCGCCGGAATGGGTGATATTCTATGGCAGAGTGCCGGAAGAATGCGACTGGAATTTGATACGGGTAAAGCCGCACTATGATGATATTGTGAAACGGAGGAAAGCAAAATGGGCGGACGTGGAGGCGCAGGCGGAGCTGGAGACCGCGGAAAATCCGGAAGAATCCCTGCCGGAGGCAGCAAAGATGGAACCATTATTGGAGGCAAGCCGAGGGAAATAGAATCCTATATGCGCGAAGCCAGAGGGTGGAGCCCTGCATACCATCACGACGAAATCTTGGAAGCGAAGACGGATGGAAACGGAAACCTGACATTCAGCTATGCAAAAGCGGATTCTTATGAAAAAACCGCAAAAACAAATAGAACTGTGAACACGAAGTACATAATTCAAGCCGGGGCAATAAACGGGGAAACGTTTGGTATTGACTGGTCTAAGGTGCAATCGATTTCGGGGCAAACGTACAATTTGCGCAATGTTGCAAAAGCCAATGGCTTATCATGGGATGGGAAGAAAAAGCAATGGCGGCGCAAGAAATAACAAATGAAATACCCATTTACTCCTGAATTACTTGACGCCCTCCCGGAAGAACTGGCAGAATTGTTCCGTGCTCTTGAAATAACGCTGCTGGAAGAAATCTGCTCCCGGCTTAAAGCTGCGGATGAGCTGAACGAGGTAACGGTGCAGGATATTCGGGCGCTGCGGTCACACGGCATCGACCTCAAGAAGATCAGAAAGGAGATCCAGAAGACGGCGGATATCGGCGAGGAAAAGCTGAACAAGCTGCTGGACGACGTTGTAGAGCGCAATCAGCGCTATTACAACGGCCTTATCACGCTGGCCGATGTGACAAAGCCTGACCGGCTGGTAGACGCCTCCGATATCGACGCGATCCGCAGGCAGACGCTCGGAGAATTCCGAAATCTGACGCAATCTTTGGGGTTTTTAGTGGACAATGGCCAGAGAATGCTTCCGCCTGCGCAAGCATATCAGTGGGCCCTAAATTCGTCAACGCTGCAAATTCAGAGCGGGGCGATCAGCTATAATCAGGCGATTGCCAACGCCGTCAAGCAGCTGGCAGAAAGCGGAATCAAAGTTGTGGACTATGAGAGCGGGCACACAGATCAAATCGACGTGGCTGCCCGCAGGGCCGTTATGACAGGTGTAGCTCAAATCTGCGACAAGTATTCCGACCAGTCGGCGGAATATCTGGATACCCGGTATTTTGAGATCACAGCCCACTCCGGCGCACGAGACAAGCCCGGCCCGTCCCCGTGGTCGAGCCACAAGGATTGGCAAGGGAAAATTTATTATAAAAGCGAAAACGGAGAGCCTGACCCGCTTGGGCAGTACAAGGATCTCGTGGAGACGACTGGCTACGGCTATGTAGACGGCCTGACCGGAGCAAATTGCCGACACTACAAACACGCATTTCTCCCCGGCATTATGGAGCCTACCTATTCCGAAGAGCAGCTGGAGCACATCGACGACGGCCTCGGCTGTGAGTTCGACGGGAAGAAATATACTGCATATGAAGCAACCCAGATGCAGCGCAGGCTTGAGCGGGAAATCATAAAGCAAAAAAAGCTGAAAAAAGCCTACAAAGCATCAGGCCAAAAGGATAAGGAGACTGCCGCAACAGCCAAGCTGCGCCGCCTGAACACGAAATACCATGATTTTAGCAAGGCCGCAGGGCTGCCAGAGCAGCCGGAGAGAATGAAGGTGTTATATGATTGACGAAAAACTGAAAGCCGCCATTGAGCGGGCGCTTGCCGCCGGGTTCCGCGTTCAGCTGAAGCGCATGAAGGACGGAACAGTCAAGGCGCAGATCATCAAGGCGGAAGAGCTGAAAAAGTAATACAGATACCGCAGCACAATCGAGTGCGCGGAATGGCACGATGAGCCAACTACTGAGATTATCTTAGTGGTTGGCTCTTTTTGTTTCGGTAAAAACCGCATGAGCGGGGTTTATACAAAAAATTGGCTATCTGCAAGCCTAAAAGTGCAGGCGGGAGGTCATGGCGACGACCTAAAAAGCCTATCCCGTAAGGAGAAACCATGAAAAAAGAAGAATTGCTGAGCATTGGCCTGACAGAAGAGCAGGCGGACAAGGTTTTTGCCATGAACGGCAAGGACATTGAGAAGCACAAAAAGGCCGCAGAGGACGCAAAGGCGGACAAAGAGGCCGTGGAAAAGCAACTGGCCGACCGCAACAAGGACATCGAAGACCTGAGGAAGTCCAGCGGGGACGCTGAGAGCGTTCGCAAGCAACTCGAAGACCTTCAGGGCCGGTACACCAAGGAAACCGAGGATTACAAGGCGCAGCTCGCAAGCCGCGACTACGCCGACGCCATGACCCGCGCGATCACGGCCAAGGGCGTCAAGTTCTCTTCCAAAGCCGCAGAGAAAGCCTACCTTGCAGACCTCAAGGAGAAGCACCTTGAATTGAAAGACGGCGAGCTGACCGGCTTCGACGAGTGGCACAAGACCCAGCTTGAAGCAGACCCGACCGCGTTCCAGTCCGACAAGCCCGCGCCCACATTTGTCAAGCCCGTCGGTCAGGGCGGCGCACCGGCGGCAAAGAGCAAGGGCGCAATGTACGCGCAGCAATTCAACGCGCAGTTTGCGCAGACACCAAACAAGGAGTGATTTGAAAAATGTCTATCGTTGTAAACACAAAAGCAGAAGTCAGGCCGAATTTCCTCGAAAGCGAAGTCGGCCTCGTACTGAAAACCCGTGAAATCCCCGCGTCGATGGGCGTGCAGGACGGCAAGTACAAGATCGTAAAGGCCGGTACGCCGTTCCCGTCCGACAACTCGAACGCCGTCGGCATCGTGTTTGAGGACATCGACGTGACGGACGGCAATATGCCCGGCTCCGTGATGGTCGCGGGCCGTGCGCTGGCAGACCGCCTGTCGCTGGCCTCTGCAGCCAAGACCGCGCTGTCCGGCAAGGGCTTCACGTTTGTCGACGCGCCGGAGACCACGCGCGGCTATACCGTGACCTACGACAAAAACGACGGCAGCGGCACACCGCCCGTCGACGAGAACGTCTACACAGAGGGCTCCTATGCCGACGTATCGACCGAATACCCGCTGACCAAGAGCGGCAACACGCAGACCGGCTGGAGCACGGCTAAGGGCGGCGAAGCTGTTTCCAAGGTCGAAATGACCGGCAATGTGACCCTGTACCCCGTGTGGACTACGGCCTAAAGAAGGAGGAAAAACACCATGCCTGACATTCTTGAACTGATTTCCGACGCTGACCGTCTGGATTTCTCGCAGAACATTTCCGTCGCGCGCCCGGCCTACCTCGGAGACCGGCTGTTCCCGGATCAGAAAACCGAAAACCTGAAAGCCGAGTACCTGCGTCTCGCGAACGGCGCACAGATCCCCACGATGGCGACTGTGCACGCGCTCGACACCGAGGCTGAGATCGCCACGCGCCCGGCTCTCGAAAAGACCGCGGTTGAAAAGCTGTTTATCAAGCGAAAGATCAACCAGTCCGAGCGGGTGCGTCTGCTCAACGAAAACGGCGTATACGCCGACAACGCCATTGTGAGCTACGTCTTCGACGATATGCGCCTGATGGCCGACGCGGTCAAGGTAAGAACCGAAGTCGCGAAAATGGAAGTCCTTGCGACCGGCAAGATGACCATCAAGGAAAACAACCTCAACATGACTGTCGATTACGGCGTTCCGTCCGCGAACACCGGCTTCAAGATCGACTTTGGCGCAGACGCTGATATCATCGGCCAGCTTTATGCAATCACAGATCAGGCGGCGGCCTCCGGTCATGCGCTGAGCGAAATGGTCGTCGGTACGAAGATCCTGCGCAAGCTCGCGTCCAACAAGGGCATTCAGACCATCGTATACGGCACTGTGGGCGCGGGTACATTCGTCACTCCTGAGAAGCTGCGCAGCCTTTTCCTCAATCTGTTCGGCTTTGGCCAGATTACGGCCAACGACCAGCGCTACAAGGTGCAGACCGCGGACGGCAAAGAGAAGCCGTACAGATTCTTCCCGGAGGACAAGGTTGCGTTCCTGTCCAACGGCACGGCCAATTCCTTTGGCGTCGGCCTATGGGGCGTGACGCCGGAAGAAAAGGCATACGGCCCGTACTCCGACAAGAGCGCACAGCAGTATATCACCATTACGCAGTGGCAGACGCCTGACCCCGTAGCCGTCTGGACGAAGGCAAGCGGCCTGTTTATCCCGGTCGTGCCCGATCCTTACGGCCTGTTCATCGGCGCGGACGTCAGCAAGTAAAATCGAGCCTCCGCGCCTGCATGACGGGCGCGGAGGCTGACCGGAAGGAGGGCGCAGCATGATCTACGCTGATTATGAGTATTACGCGACTGTGTACCGCGGGACGGCGATGGATGAAGAGCAATTTTGCGGCCTCGCCCGCAAGGCATCGGCTTACGTCGACTACATCACCATGAGCCGCGCGCGCTCCGCCGCCGGGGACAAGCTCGAAGCCGTCCAGAACTGCGTCTGTGCGCTGGCCGAGCTGGAGCAGGACGCTGGGAAGCTGGACAGCCTCGTCTACACGACCGACAGGCCCGTATCAAGCGAGACGGTCGGCGGCTGGTCGCGAAGCTTTGGTTCACGAAATCTGTCCCAGGCAGATATACAGCGGACAGAGACGCGCCGCCGTGAGATCGTGCTGGCGTACCTCGGGCCGACCGGATTACTCAAAGCAAGGGGGTATGGGCCGTGTCCATGTTCCCCCACACCGTAACCATCTACAACGTCTCGCAGGAGACAGACCCGGCGACATTCAAGGACGTGGAGAAAACCTACATCACCGTCCTGCGCGGCGTTCTGCTGGAAGCCTCCAAGGCGGCCAACGTCCGCCAGAGCGGGCTTGAGGGCGCGGATGCGGTGAATCTGTACATTCCGTTCTCTACGGTTGCTGTAGACGGCGTGACGGGCGCAGAAAAGCGCTACGTCGGCCCGCAAGAATTCTGGCGTGCAACTGATAAAAGCGGAATCTGGACGCTCTCCACGGACGGCAACGGCGGAACGACATTCTTTATCAAGGGTGAAGTCGTGGAGCCGGACAAGACCGAGCAGGCGCTTGAAATGCTCTATGACGACGTTTACAAGGTCACAAAGGTCGATATGAAGGACTTCGGAAGCCAGGACATGAGACACTTCGAAGTCGGAGGGGCCTAATATGCTGAAATTCAGCGTAAAGGCAGACGGCTTTGATGAATTGCATGAGGCAATCGCGCAGGCGTGTACCAAAGCGGAGCATATTGTCGCGCTTCAGGCAAGAAAGGACACAGCCCCGTATGTGCCATTCTTGACCGGTTCCCTCGACCGCAGAACACAGGTGGAAGGGAATGCGATCATCTATCCCGGCCCATACGCAAGGTTCCTGTACTACGGGAAAGTCATGGTAGACCCGGAGACCGGAAGCACCTACGCGCCGAAAGGCGGGACAAAGGTACTGACCGACAAAAATCTTGTGTTCAACACGTCAGGACACAATCAGGCGCAATCGCATTGGTTCGAGGCGTCAAAGGCTGAAAATCTTGATAAATGGCTTCGTGTAGCGGACAAGGCGGTGAAGAATGGACGCTGAAAAGCAAAAAAGGCTGGTATCTGCGGAGGAAGAACAGGATATCTCCCGAAAGATGATGATCTGGGCAAATTCCTTCTCGGACGACGACATACCGGCCGCAACGATTAATTATGAATTCCTCGCCGCCGACTCGGCGAGTATGGCCCTGTCCACCATTCAGGGCGCGTACATCACACGAAAATTCATCCTCGGAGGGCACGAGGCGGAATATCAATTCAAGATCATCGCCCGCATCAAGCCCGGAAACAGCAACGACAAGCGCCTGAAATGCGACGCCATGCTGAACCGCTTCGGGGATTGGGCCATGCAGAACCCGCCGGATTTGGGCGACGGGATGCGCGTCCGGCGCATGGAAGCTGTCAGCCGCTCGGCCCTGTTCGCCCGGTATGAGGACGGCACAGAGGATCATCAAATTCTAATGAAACTGACATATGAGGTGATTTAACTATGGCAGAAGTTACTTTTAATACCACGGCCGGTCAGACCATCGACCGGGAGCTGCTGATTGCATATCTGAACACCGGCGAGTCCTCAACGCCCGCCTGGGCGCCGTTCGGCACTCGCGTCACAGACTCCAGCATGGAGTATGACTGGCAGGAGGATTCCAGCAAGGATATCCTTGGAACGACCAGAACCACCATGAAGAAACCGATTATCACGCAGAGCTTTGACCCGTGCGACCTTGACGCGGGCGATGCGGCGTTGAAGAAGATCTGGGATCTGGCGGTCAAGCAGCAGAACGCAGCTGCGCTGGCGAATCAGGACGTGCTGATCGTCCATCATTATGCAGGAACGGCCAAGACGGCAGTCTTCGCGGAGCGCTACGACGCGTCTATGGTCAAGCCGTCCAGCCTCGGCGGCGAGGGCGGCGGCTCGGTAGGTATGCCCATCGACGTGACGCTCGGCGGCAAACGCACGACCGGCACGGCGGCGGTTGGCGCCAACGGGGCTATTACCTTCACGCCAGACGCAGCGTAAGGAGGAATCGCAATGCCTGAAATCAAATTTGAAACCGGTATCGTATCGTTCAAGCTGAACGACGCGGCGGAAGTCTCCTTCAACCCGACCGACAGCGCATTTGTTGAACAGATATTCAACACGTTTGACGAACTGGACGGGAAGCAGGAGGCGTATAAGGCCGAGATTGACCGCTGCGCGGACAAGAAGGAGATTTTCGCCATTGCCCGCCGCCGCGACGCGGAAATGCGGGACATGATCGACGGCCTGTTTGCCAAGCCTGTCTGCGCAGACCTGTTCGGCACTATGAACGTCTACGCGCTGGCCGACGGCCTGCCAGTATGGTGCAACCTCATGCTGGCCGTGATCGATCAGATCGACACGAGCTTCGCGGCAGAGCAGAAGAAGACCAACCCGAGGATTGCGAAATATACAGATAGATGGAAAACGCGCAGGCCCCCTGTTCGCGAAATATATTGATAGATGGGGAAAGTGATCTATTCCCTGCCGACCTCTGTTGAGGTCGACGGAACAGAATACGCGATCCAATCTGATTACCGCGCAATCCTCGATATCCTCGTAGCCCTGACAGACAGGGAACTGGACGAGCGGGATAAGGCGGAAGCGGCGCTGACCATCTTCTATCCCGACTTCGAAGAAATGCCCGTCAGCGACTATCAGGAAGCCCTGAACCAGTGCTTCCGCTTCATCGACCACGGGCAGGAGAATCGAGAGAAGAGAAAGCAGCCAGAGATCATGTCATGGGCGCAGGACTTTGATCTCTATATTGCGCCTATCAACCGAATCGCGGGCTGCGAGGTCAGGGCGCTGGAATACCTGCATTGGTATTCGTTTCTATCGTACTATCAAGAAATCGGAGATTGCCTGTATGCACAGGTGGTTTCTATCCGCGATAAAAAGGCCAGAGGGAAGAGCCTCGACAAACAGGAGAGGGATTTCTACCGGCGCAACCGGGATATCGTCGATCTGAAGACAACATACTCGGAGGCCGAAGCCGACCTGCTTGCCATATGGGGAGTCGGGACAAAAAACAGCCGCCCCGGTTAAGGGGCGGCAGCAGGAAAAACTTATTTTTTATACTCGAAAACGATTTCGCTACCCCAGAAGCTTGGAGAGAATCGAATCTCGAGCTCACTCCAATCCTGCGGCGCTTCATATCCGACGACACCTTTCATTTTCTTCCCGGCGGCAATCGTGCCGTCAAGCTGCGGCTCGTCGGAACTCATCATGGCGGTGAGGCTGAGGCTGGTTGTATAGCCATCAATGTAGCTTTCGAATGAAAGCATGGTGCTGGACGCAATATCGCGGGATGAATTGTTTTCGATCTCGAATTCGCACAGAACAAAGACCTTTCCATCATCCGGCGAGACGTAATTTTGGCCGGAATTCTCGGTAACACTGAGCAACGTGACCGCCACGCCGTCTAGAACGACCTGATCCCCAACGCCAAATGTTTCAGGCCCGGAATCGGATTGCTGCGGCGGCTGCTGCGAAGAAGAAACTGAGGTTCCGACCTTTTCCGGCTTGGAGGACGATCCGCAGGAAGCAAAGGCCGCGCCAATAAAGACGAAAAGACAGAGGAATACGATTAAAGCCGTCAGGCAGCCGCTGGGGCGTTTCGCCTGCTTTTTGGTTTTTAGCCCGCCAACAACGTCAACGCGGTTCGAGGCGTTAATCTTGATGGTAAAAAACGCATTCTGTTGCCCTTCGGCAATGGTAAAGGATATGGTTTTATCCAGACGGCGATACCGGTAAAAAGAAAGTTCGTGCTGGCCCGGAGCGGCCACAGCTCGAAGTTCTTCACCATTTTTCAGCGTGCCGACATCACAGCCATCCAATGCAACGCCGACGGTCAGGCCAGAACCGTAAAAAGAATTGTCCCGGCTGATTTGGATAATGCAATCACTCATATTTCTTCCCTCCTTACTTGGAGGATAACACAAATAATGACAAAAATCAACCGAAAAGGTGGTGAAAATATGGCAGATGGGAAAATTGTGATCGCTGTCGACGCGGACGCGAAAAAGGCACAAAAAGAGCTGGATACGCTGTCTGCGAAAATCGACAAGATGGAAGCCAAGCTAAACGAGGACACCGGCACGCAGAGCGGGATAAAAAAGGAACTCGACGCAGCGCTTCAGGCCGCAAAGCAGACGGAAGACGCGCTGAAATCGCTCCGCTCGGAGGCTGACCGCCTTAAGGGCATCACGTCCGGAAGCGCTTCGGCTAATCCAGCGGAGTACATAGACGCTTATTCTCGGCAGGCGGAGGTTGCTGCGCAGATCAAAGAGCAGGAACAGCTGCTGGTGCAGCAAAACAAAACGGCGGAAAAGCTTGGGAGTCAATATGCAAAGATCACCGACAAGGTGATAAACCAGACTGCTGCGCTTGACGCTGCAAAGGATAAAGCCGGAGAGCTGGTGCAGCAGATCACAAATGCCAGCGGAGCTTCGGCCCGCATGGCCGAAGCGTCGGCGCGCGTCGAAAAAAGCATGAATAAATTCGGGAGAAGATTAAGCGGGGTGCTGAGGAGCGCGCTGGTCTTTACTGTCCTGTCCCGCGGCCTTTCCCAGCTGCGCAGCTGGCTTAGCGAGACGATCAAGAAAAGCGACGAAGCGCGCGCGGCAGTTGCCAGGCTGAAGGGCGCTCTGCTCACGCTTGCGCAGCCAATCATGAAGGTGGTTATTCCTGCTTTTATCCTTCTTGTGAACGTGCTGACTCGAATTGTAAACGCGCTTGCAACACTGGTTTCGAAGCTGTTCGGAACGTCTTTTCCGAAATCTGCGGCGGAAGCCGCTGCGGCATATGGAGACGAGGCGGAAGCAATCTCCGATGTGGGAGACGCAGCAAAAAAAGCAGGGAAAAGCATGGCGTCGTTTGACGAAATCAACCAGCTTTCGAATGATTCCGGAAGCAGCGGCGGCGCAGGAGCGGGTGGCGGAATCGGATCCGATACAATAGCACCCGATTTCAGCGCCATGATAAAGGATCAGCTGACATCAATTACAGAATTGTTTGTGGGCGCGGCATTGCTTGCGCTTGGCGCAATTCTCACGTTCAGCGGTGCGAACATCCCGCTTGGAATAGCGCTTATGGCAGTTGGCGCGCTGGCGGTGTGGGACGCGGTAAGCAATCACTGGGGAGAAATCGCTGGAATCCTGCAAGGGCAAGTCGGACTTATCACGGCGATTGTAAGTACTGCCTTGCTTGCAATCGGCGCGCTCCTTGTCTTTTCTGGCGCAAACATTCCGCTTGGCCTCGGACTGATGATCGCCGGTGCGGTCGGCCTTGCGGCCACTGTGGCGGCAAACTGGGGCTCAATTACAGAAGCGCTGCAAGGGCCCATCGGAATCATTACGGCAATCGTAAGCGGGGCGCTGCTTGTTGTCGGCGCGATCTTAGCGTTCAGCGGCGCAAACATTCCTATCGGCATTGGGCTGATGGCGGCCGGGGCGGTCGGTCTCGCTGCGGTAGCGGCTGTTAACTGGGACACGATCACGGCGGCCCTGCGGGGCCCTGTCGGAAATATTGTAGCGATCGTGGGTGCGGCATTGCTTGCGCTTGGCGCAATTCTCGCATTCAGCGGTGCGAATCTGCCGCTCGGTATCGGGCTGATGGTTGCAGGAGCGGCAGGGCTTGCAGCAACAGCAACTATCAACTGGGATACGATCAAAACAAAACTGCAAGGGCCGATAGGGAAGATCACCGCGATTGTCAGTGCGGCGCTGCTTGCGGTCGGTGCGATCCTTGCATTTACAGGCGCAAGCCTTCCGCTTGGAATCGGGCTGATGGCTGCGGGCGCAATCGGACTTGCAGCAACGGCGGCTGTCAACTGGAATACGATTCAGGAAAAAATGAAAGGGCCGCTTGGCAAAATTACTGCAATCGTTGGCGGCGCGCTCCTTGCGCTTGGCGCGGTTCTCCTGTTCACAGGTGCAGGAATTCCGCTCGGGCTTGGACTTCTCGCAGCGGGCGGCGTAAGCCTGGCTGCGGCTATTGCGCCGAACTGGGATTTTATTGTCAACAAGGTAAAAGATTGCTGGGGCAAAATCAAAGATTTCTGGAAGAAGAACATTGCGCCTGTATTCACAGGCGAATGGTGGGCCAATCTTGCGAAAAACGCCATGAACGGCCTGATTGCCGAAATCGAGAGTGGGATCAATCGCGCGCTTGGCGGTTTGGGCGGCCTTGTGAACGGGGCGATTAGGCTGCTGAACAAGGTTCCGGGCGTAGACATTGGAAATGTAAGCTGGGGAAATGTCCAACTCCCCCGCCTAGCCTCCGGCGCGGTCATCCCGCCGAACCGGGAGTTTATGGCTGTGCTGGGAGACCAGAAAAGCGGAACGAATATCGAAACGCCGCTTGCCACAATGGTGCAGGCGTTCAAGCAGGCCATGACCGAGACCGGCGTAGCGGGAAGCAGACAAATGACGGTTATCTTCCAGCTTGACCGGCGTGAGCTTGGCCGCACGATCTATCAGCTGAACAACGAAGAGACGCAGCGCGTCGGCGTGAAGCTTGCGGGGGTGAAGACATGAGAAGCGCACTGAGCCTTGACGGCAAGGCGTATTTCAATCTTCACGTCGTGAGCTGCAAGCGGTCGTTCTCCGTCCTAGACGGCGACAACGCCGGGCGCGTTATGACCGGCGCGATGACCCGTGATATTATCGGCACGTATTACAACTACAGCCTTGAAATTGATCCTGTATCGTCAGACCCGGAGGAATACGATGATTTTTATGAGAGCATTTCTGCCCCGGTCGACAGCCACGTGCTGACCGTCCCATATGCGCAGGGGACTATGACCTTTGACGCCTATGTAGCAAACGGCGACGATGAGCTCACCGGGAGCTACGACGGGCGCAATGATTGGGGCAATCTGACGATCAATTTTGTCGCCATGAAGCCCAAGAGGACGCCGGTATGAGTGTACGCGTGATCTATGAGGACGTAGCGGTAGGCGCAGCAGCGGCGGCAAGCGTTGCAAGCACCGCTGCGCAGCCCTTCTCCGACCTTCCGGAACTGCCGTATGGCACAGAGTCGGTGATCGTCGCAACAAACGAGCTAAACCAGTGGATGCTGGACGGCTCCCGCCCGATCCTCACGACCGAGCGGGCGGCCTTCTGGTCTGCCGAGCCGAGCAAAGCAGACTGCACCTTCGACGCAAACCCGACGCTGACCATCACGCTGGACGGCACGTTCGCAAGCTCCGGCATCTTCCTATACTTCGACGGCGGTATCGGCGATTATTGCAGCGCCCTGACCATGACGTGGTACAACGGCGAGACAACCGTCGCGACGCAGGACTTCACGCCGGACGGCCAGAAGTATTTCTGCGCAAAGCCTGTCTCCGGATACAACAAACTCGTGATCGAGCTGAAAAAGACGAGCCTGCCGTACCGGTACGCGAAACTCAGACAGATCTTCTTCGGCATCGTCCGGGAATTCGAGCGGGAGGATCTGCGCAGCGTCAACGTCACGGAGGGGATCAGCGTGATATCTGACGATGTGGAGATCAACACGCTGGATTTCACGCTTGACAATTCGGACGATATCGATTTCATCTTCCAAGAGAAGCAGCCCGTCAGCGCATACGACGGCGCAAAGCTGATCGGCGTCTTTTACATCAAGAGCTCGTCCCGGTCGAGCGCCCGGCTCTATGATGTCTCCTGCCAGGATGCACTCGGCATTCTGGACGATGAGCCTTTTGCGGCGGCAATATATAGCGAGAAAAACGCAAAAGAGCTGATAAGCTCGATCCTTGGCACGCATTTCACGCTGGATTTTGACGCGGCGCTGGAGAACGAGACAGTAACGGGCTATATCCCGGACTGTACCAAGCGCGAGGCGCTTCAGCAGATCGTCTTTGCCCTGCGCGCGACCATCGACACAAGCGCGTCGCGCGGCGTGCGCGTCCGGAGGCTCACAGCGGCCTCTCCTGCCACGATCCCACTTGACCGGACATATACCGGCGGCAGCGTGGAAACGGCGGCTGTGGTCACGGAGATCCGCGTGACGGCACACAGCTACTCGACGTCCGGAAGCGGAGAGAGTGTGGAGGTCGGCGGTACGACCTACTATCACACGACGTCGGTCACGTCCAAGGCCAATCCGAACGCCACCACGCAGACCAAGCCGAACGTCATTGAGGTGCGCGATGCGACGTTGGTAAACAGCGAAAACGTAGCCGCCATTGCGCAGCACATTTATGATTACTATATGCGTCGCCAGACACACAGCGTCCGCATCGTCATGGACAAAGAGGCCCCCGGCGATTACGTGCAGACCACAACGCCGTGGGGCACGAAGATCACCGGAACGATCACCAGTATGGACATTCGCCTCAGCGGAATCGCGGCGGCAGAATGCAAGATTATCGGCACATAGAACGGAGGTGCGGCATTTGGTACAGGGAGATTCGTATAACCTTAGTGTTACCATCAAGAATAAAGGGCAGCCTCTGGACGTTGCAAGCGTTGAAAAGGTGGAAATTTCTCTGCTTTATCTGCAAAAGAGCTATCCGGGAGAGATCGGATACGAGGACGGAAAGTTTCTGTTTCCCCTCACCCAGCAGGAGACCTTTCGGCTCCCGAAGCTCTGCCAGATGCAGGTGCGCGTGAAATTCAAGAGCGGTGACGTGATTGGCTCGGAGATCAAGCAGATCGACGTTGCGCACGCGCTATCAAAGGCGGTGTTGTGATGGGCGGCATTGAATTTGAACTCAAGAACCGCGATCCGGTCGACGTTTCCTTTAACGTTTCCGTGCGTGCCGGCGGCGGCTCTGGCGGAGGCTACAACATCGGCCCCGGCCTCAAGCTGGACGCCGAAACCAACACCCTGTCCGTCGATACGGCGGACGCCGTCGAAAAGGACAACACCAAGCCCGTAACGTCCGCCGCCGTGTATACGGAGGTCGGAAACATCAACGCGCTGCTCGCGACGATTTAAGGAGAGGATTTTATGAGCACACAGACTGAAATTACAAGATTACAGACCGCGCGGAACAAGCTGCGCACATGGCTCGTCGGCCTCGGACTCGCCGCGAGCACGGACAAACTCGACGCGCTGACCGACAAGGCCGCCGCCATCAAGAATAACGGCGCGGTCGACGCCAACGTCAAGGAGGGAGAATCCTACACCATCCCAGCGGGCTATCACAACGGCTCCGGCACGGTCAAGGGCGTCTCCGGCGGCGGCAACTACAACTTGCAGGCCAAATCCGTCACGCCGACGAAGGAGCAGCAGTCCATCACACCAGATCAGGGCTATTACGGCCTGTCCGGCGTGACCGTCGGCGCGATCCCGGAAAACTATCAGGACGTCTCCGCCACGACCGCCGCGCCCGGCGACGTGCTGGCGAATAAAGTCTTCATCGACGCCGACGGCGTGACGCAGGCTGGCACCATGCCGGACAACGGCGCGGTATCCAAGGTGCTGGACGCCACGACAGGAAATCAGGAATATACCGTCCCGGCGGGCAAGCACTCCGGAAAGGGCAAGGTATCCGTCGTGCTGGAAACCAAGTCCGCCACGCCTGCCGAGGCCGCGCAGGACATCACGCCCACAAAGGGCAAAGTCCTCGGCAAGGTCACGGTCGGCGCGATTCCGGACAAATACAAGGACGTTTCCGGTGTGACCGCCGGAGCTGCTGACGTGCTGGACGGCAAGTTTATCGTGCTGGCCGACGGCAGCAAAGTCGAGGGCACGATGGCAAACAACGGCGCGATTGCAAAGACCATCGACGGCCTCACGCAGACCAGCGTAGACATCCCCGCAGGCTATACCTCCGGCGGCACCGTCGGTCTGACAGACGACATTGAAAACGCCCTCGCCGCGATCTAAAGGAGGAACAGACATGAGCGTACAGACCGAGATCGACCGCATTATCACGGCAGTCGGCGCGGCGTATGACGCAGTGGAGGCCAAAGGAGGCACAGCCCCTGCGGCACAGACCATCGAAGGGCTTGCCGCAGCAGTCGGTACGATTCAGAACGGAATCGCTCTGCAGCTGATCGTAACAGTATCTGCCGGTGCGACGGTCACAGCGACAAACGGCTCCAAAACGATCAGAGGAACATCTGACAGCACCGGCGTTTGCACGCTTACCGTACCGGAAGCCGGAACATGGAGCGTATCCGCGACGCTGGACGGGAAAACATCTGACACAAAAGCCGTAACTATCACGGACAGTTACGCGGTGTCGCTTAATTTTGTATATCCGACACTGAATAAAAATACTTGGGAAACAATAAAAAATATATCCGACGCGGGACAGGGCGCGAACTATTGGAGCGTCGGTGACCGAAAGGCTGTAACGCTAAACGGCACGGTTGGACATCTTACACTATCTAATTACACAACATATGCGTTCATTATTGGATTTAACCATAACGCGAGCCTAGAAGGGGAAAACCGTATCCATTTCCAACTTGCAAAGACCGCGCTCTCCGGCGGTACGGACGTGTGTTTCTGCGATAGTTACTATACCTCGCCCGTTTCGATAACCGGCTATTTCTCTATGAACAGTAGTGCAACGAACTCCGGCGGATGGGCGAGCTCGCAAATGCGTACAAATATTTGCGGGACAAGCCTCTCGAGCTATTCCGGAACGATTATCGCAGTCATTCCGGCGGCGCTCCGTGCAGTCCTAAAGTCCGTTACCAAGTACACGGACAATACGGGAAATAATAGCACATCCGCGAGTGCGGTCACGGCGACAAAGGATTACTTTTTCCTCCTCTCGGAGTTTGAGGTTTTCGGGAGCATTTCGAGAGCAAACTCGAACGAGGCGAGTAAGCAAGCGCAGTACGCCTATTATTCCGCTGGAAACAGCAAGGTAAAGTACAAGCACAACGGAACGAGTGCCGCCGCTCGTTGGTGGCTCCGTTCTCCGCTTGCGAGCAACTCCGACGGTTTCGAGAATGTGAACACCAACGGGACAGTCGAAGACCGCACCGCGCGCGCTTCCTTCGGCTTCGCGCCCGGCTTTTGCGTATGAGGGAAAAGCGCATGGAGTATATCGTGTATAAGCGCTTTCGCGGAGCAGGAATAGATGGTGAATTTAATCTCCGGTATGGAACCGTGGTATCGGAGATCGAAGGGTTCCTATTCACAAAGGACGGCAGGCGGATATGCGCTGCGACGTCCGAAAACGGGTGGGAGCATTTCAGGCCGAACACGCAGGAAGGTGCCGAGCGGCAGAAAATGCTGAACGATCTGTACCGATGGTACAGAAAAAACGGCTGCGGTGAAGACTTTACGGATGACAAATGGCCGGGGCAGGAAAACGGGTACTGGAAAAACCGGCTGCGTACCGCAAGCACAGAGCGATTAGAGAAAATCTATCAAGAGAAATTTGGAGGGACGTCATGTATGCAGTAAAACAGGACGGCGCGTTTGCCGGGTATGCGGACAGTATTGTGCCCATCCGACTGCACGGCAACGGTTGTTATGTCCCGTGCAAGGAAGATCAGGCAGAAGGATTTTGCGCGAAGATGGTTGTGACTATTACGGATGAAGAAGGAACTGAACATCAGGTGCTTTCTGACATGGTGTTTCATCTCACAGACCATACGCTGAAAGGTACTGAGCCAGAAGGCAGCTATGAGGAAATGGGTGCAGCATTGCCGCTGACGGATGCCGAGACCGCCGCGAAGATCCTGCTCGGGGAGGCGGAATAACATGAGCACCTACACCGAGCGGGCGCGGGCGCTGCGCCCCTATATCGTCAAAAGCGCAGCCAGTCTCACCGACGCCGACGCGAGTCTCGCGCCGGAGCTTTTCACCCGCCTGACCGGCTCTGGCAGCCTCGTCAAAGCCGGCACGCGCATCAACTGGGGGGGCACCATCAAGCGCGCCGCCTCCGACCTCTGGGACACGGCCCAGAACACCCCGGACGCCGCCCCGGCCCTCTGGGAAGACATCGCCTACAAGCAGGGCTTCCGCATCATCCCCGAGACCATCACCGCCGGTCTTGCATTCTCCAAAGGCGAAAAAGGCTGGTGGCAGGATGAGCTCTACGAATCCCTGCTCGCCGCCAACGTCTGGAACCCATCCGTTAACCCGGACGGGTGGAAGAAGATCACGGAAGAAGGTACATAGCCATGGACACCAAGACCATCATCGTCACCCTCGTCACCGACCGGACGCAGGCGGACGTGGAGCGGGTGCGGGAGCTGGCGGCGAAGGGGTTCGCGGCCATGACCGCAGCCGAGCAGGCGGAATGGCTGACCGGGATGAAGGGCGCGTACAACGCCGCTGATCTCAATCGCGTGGGAATCGCCCTGAACTATCTGGCGGCGCGCCTCAGCTCGATCTGCGGCAAGAGCATCGCGTGGACGGCTAAAACCGATTGGGCCGTAACGGACATTATAACGGCATCACAGGCCGAGGCATACCGCAAGCAGGTGCAATCCATCCGCGACGCGCTTGCGTATCCTGCCGGAACACCGGATGCGCCCGGCCTCAACCGCCTGACATACACCGGCGCGAATGATATCGAGCGCATTCTTGCGCTCTGCGAAGACTTAATCGTCAACGTTGCAAAATCTTTTCGCCACACCGGCGCGGCGGAGTGCGCCGCAGGAGGATTACTCACATGAAAGATAGGCAGCCAACACAGGTTTTATCCAACGGCGCGATCCGCTACGGCGTCTATAACGCCGACGGCACGCTCAACCACTACGAATACCTCAAGCGCGAGGACGCGCCCACCGTCGAGGGCACGCCTCTCAACAAGGCGAATCTGCTGTCCGATACCACTGCCGCCAAGCTCTGGCCAAACGCCGCCACCCGCCCGGAAGACCCGACCGTCAACGACGCGCTTGGCAAGATTGCGGAGGGTACGGCCAAAGTCGGCGACATCGCTATCACCGCCCGCACAGACCTCTCCGATGCATGGCTCCCGTGCGACGGGCGCACTGTATCACAGGAGCAGTATCCAAAACTGTTTTCTGTGCTCAGAAGCTCTGCCGCGCCGCTTCCGTGGGCGTTGAAGACATCGAATATTCAGCCTGTAGCTATGTGGTATCTGAATGGGGAATGGGTCGGCCTGTACGACAGAAAGTTCTGGACGTCGCCCGATTTGGGGACGTGGACGCAGCAGGCGGATATGCCGACCGGACTCTCGCTGGTATCGGATGTGCAGTATGCAAACGGCACTTATTACGCTGTTTTTTCCGGAGACTCCACAGAGTTAAACGGAGTGTACACAACACGTAGCCTCGATACGCCGTTTGCGCTATATGCAAGCGGCATCCTGCCTGGAAGCGCTGGACTGAAGATGTTTATTACACCAAACGTTCTGTATATCTACAAAGTAAGAAGCAAATACGGAGCCTATAACAATTACACGGGAAGAGAAGTAAATGCCAGCTACGTAAACCAAACAACGAAGGAAATAGTAGGAATCTCAGGCTTTATCAGCGGAATTGTATTTTACGCCGAAGAAAAGGACTGCTTTTACAAACTGAACTGTAGCACCAGCGGCACACTGAAGACTTCAAAGGCAAAAACCCTGATCAATCCGACGTGGGAGGCAGTCAGCAGCGTAAACATCGAAGAATTAACTCCGTCCTTCAACCAGCCGTCGACGTACCCCTATCACGCTTTGATGTCAGCTTACCATTGTGGGGCAAATATAATTGCTTTTTTTGCACTGGTGAACGCTGCTTTCTCTGGTGCGGGAACCACGATGTATAGCGGATATATGGTATACAGGTATTCTGCGGACTACGGTGCAACATGGGAAAACGGGAAGGTAGTTTCCTACAAAACCGATAGTTACTCGCTCGACAACTATACGAACGGCAAATACGAAAACGGGCTTTTAGTGCTTTCGGAAACCGCAAGCGAATCTGAAAGTGCTGGTCGAACGGAAAAGATCATTGCGATCAGCGCTCCAGCATCCGGCCCGGTATATGGAGACGTACTGGGGAGCGGCGTCGACAGTATTGCACTATCGCCGGACGGGGGAGCGGCATACATATCATCAAATGGGCTGGCGTACTGCGATTATAGCGCGGCGGGAAAAGAAATCCCTACCATCGGGACGGACACAAGAAGCAATGCCTACATCAAGGCGCTGGAGGAATAGCCATGCGGGATAGAATCGGCACAAATGATCTTGCAAACGGCGCTGTCCGGTATGGGGTGTATGACGCGGCGGGAAGCCTTCTGCGGTATGAATGGCTTCGCCCGGATGACGAGCCGCTGGAGGCCGGGACGCCGCTCACGGCCGGAAACCTGCTGACGGCACAGAGCGCTGCAAAGATCTGGCGAGCGGGCGACGCACCGGCGAACCCGATGGTAAATGAGGCATTCGGGAAGCTGTCGGAGCCGAATTATCACGTCGGCGATATCCTTACGACCGTCCGCGTCCTCTCCGCCCCGTGGCACGCGTGCGATGGCTCAACCTTCGATCAGACTGCATACCCGGCCCTCTACGCCGTCCTCGGCGGCACGACGCTGCCAAGCATCAGCTATTCAAGCGACACCACTACCTACATCAAAATGGCGGACGATTAGCCCGGCAAATAAAAGAGAAAGGTACAGAAAAATGGAAACCAAAACCATCATCGTCACCCTCGCCTGCGCCGCGCTTGGCTCATCCGCGCTGACGGCGGTAGTCAATGCCATCGTCAGCGCGGTTCAGAAAAAGCGCGGCAAGGCCACAACGCAGGAGGCGCATCTAGCCGAGATCGACAAAAAGCTCGGAAAAATGCAGGAGCATCAGGACGAGCAGTATCTGGCAATCCTCCGCCTTACGATCATGAGCGAGGAAATGCCAATGGCCGAGCGCCTGATCGCCGGAGAGAAGTATAAAAAAATGGGCGGGAACGGCGACGTGAAAAAATTCCTGCACCAGCTGGAGGCGCAATGCGGGCACAGCAGTGCGCAATAAATTGGGAGGCAGATATGCGGGTAAAAGGCAAGTGGAGCAAGGGGGAAATGGCGCGAACCATTGTTGTGTACTTGCTCCAGCTCATCACGACGGTAATTGTCTGGGCCTGCGCTCTGAAAACCGTCGCCGTCCTAATTGCAGTCATCCGCAGCCCGGAGCTCGGCGCGTCGGTCGACCTGTCCGACGTGCTCGGCTTTACCGGCTGGGCAACCATCACAGAGCTTGGCCTGCTTGCCTTCAAGCGGGTTTTTGCAAAAAAGAATGATCCGGTAGAATAACGAAAGGGGTACACAATATGTATAAGCGAGTGAATTTTGAACCGATGGATAAACACCTGTCGGAAAGCATTCGGGGGAAGCTTGAAGAAGCGGAAGCGCTCATCATGCAGCTCCCGGCGGGAAGGAATAGAAGTATCGCCCTGACAAAGTTGGAGGATACAATGCTTCGTGCGAACCTCGCAATCTCTGACGCGGTTGCGACGAGAAGCGAAAGCGAAACAAAGGACTGAAAGGAGCATACATATGGAAAACATCAAGAAGCGGCTCGGCAATCTGCTGAGCGTCAAATCTATCGTCACACTGGTGCTGACGGCGGTATTTGCGTACATGGCAGTCGCCGGGAAGATCTCGCAGGACTTTATGATGGTATATACCGTCGTGATCGCGTTTTACTTTGGCACACAGAGCCAGAAAGCGCAGGACGCGATCGACAACGCCACAAAGGAGGATGCGCAGAAATGAGCATCAAGATCGGGCAGGCCAGTCTCGGCGAGACGGGCGGCCGCAACCAGCAGCCCGGCAATCAGACCGGGCGGGAGCTGAATATCTCCAACTGGTACAATGGCCGCTGGCTCGGCGTCCTGCGCTACAAAAGCCGCAAAAAGGCTGCGCGGGCCGCGCAGACGTGCGAGGCGGCCATTAAAAACCGGAACATCGGTTACGATATGAGCGACCGGAACACGGCGTACGAGGCCGCAAAGGCCGTCCGATGGGACGTGAGCAAGATTGAAGAGCCAGTGGAGACGGATTGCTCCGCGCTCATGACGCTCTGCGCCGTGGCCGCAGGCTGTGAGGCCGTCGCCGCGCTCTACAAAAAGCAGGGCAACAGCTGCACCACCTACTGTATGCTGCACGATTGGCCTGCGACGGGAGACTTCGAGCTGCTGACCGGCAGCAAGTATCTGACGACGGACGCCAATCTCCTGCGCGGGGACGTACTGGTAAGCTCGGGCCATACCGTGATGGCCCTCGAAGATGGAAAAAATGCAGAGGAGGAAACTGAGATGGTAGAAAAGAGCAAAATCATCGTGGACGGCAAGGAAGTCGCCGTCGAGCGGATCCTGAAAAACGGCACGAACTACGTAAAGGTGCGGGATCTCGCCGCCGCGCTGGATCTCGAAGTGAGCAACAAGGGCAATATCGCTGTGCTGAATCACAAGGAAAAGTAAGGAGGCGGGGCGTATGTCGCCGCAGGCGCGGGCCAAGCTGCCGCCAGAGCTGGGCAGGCTGACCAGAAAGGATATGGAGGCCGTGATCTATCAGGCCAATCTTGGCCGGGAAAATGAGAAGATCGCGCAGCTCTATTTTGTGGATAAGCTTCCCCAGGTAGACGTTGCAACAGAGCTGTTTCTGGGCCGCGCCACGGTCCAGCGCCGCCTGCCGGAGATCATGCGGGAGATGCAGCGGACATCCAGCAAACTGTATAACTGAGATAAGCGCCGAGAAATCGGCGCTTATTTTTAAAAATTTCCGCATTTTCCTCTTGACAATTACACGCATTGCGTGTATAATAAGGCCATAAGATAAAGCAAGGCGATAAGCCGGAAAGAGGTACATCATGGAAACCAAGATCATCAACAACCGTTACGAACTCATTGCTTGCACTGCCATTGCCACCGAGGCTGGTGACACGGAAGAACAGTCCGCGATCCTCTGCCGCGATATGGATGCCTGCCTGGGCGATGCATTCTGCGTGTACTTTGGCTACACGCTGGACGAACTTGCAGACAGCATTGAAGACGCTGACTATCCCGATTTCAGCGACGATACACTCGCCACCGTCCGCATCGACGGTCAGCCCATCAGCGCGTACTGCTTCTGATCGTTAGAAGCAGAGAATCCGCTTCGGTGTTCCAGCACCGAAGATGAAGCAAAACAAAATACGGCACAAAATTGGAGGATGGAAGACATGTTTAATATCGTTTCCGCGTGGGGAGCGCAGACAAATCTCCACTATAACCCGGACACTGCAAATAATGGTGGTGGCTACTGGCAGTATGCTGGGGGTATTGTGGCCGACATAGGTGGTCAGCTCGTCACCGTTGAAGTCGACGATATGTCCTGCGGTGATTTTGGCAGCCGCGTGTATTTTTCCGTGACTGCTGATGGCTTCTGCTGGAATTTTTCAGACGGCACAATGGACGGTGCGTCCGTTGACACCTCGGAGGATGTCTTGGGCGTTCTGCGGTCCATCTCCGGCGTTCTGGGCGTGGACGCCGAAGCGCTGATTTCTGCCGCGTTGGATGCGGCGAACATCTGCGCGTGGGAGGTATGCTATGCCGACTGACGTCCAGCGCCGTGCTCACGGTTGAAAAAATATAAGGAGGTACCACCATGAAACTCACACCCGCAATCCGCGCTGCTCTCTACGCCGAAACCGGCGCATACACCGACCGCGACGCCTATGTCTCCGATATGGCGCTGTCCAGCGTCTGGGGCGACGCCGAAGACGCCGAGGTTCCGGCGGAGCGGCTGGCACTGCTCGGCGGGATCTGGGACGGCGCGCACTGCACGATTCCAGAGCTGATCAAGATGTACAGCCTGACGCAGACCGGATTTGCGCAGTATTTTGGAATCCCGCTGCGCACCGTGCAGGACTGGTGCGGCGGGCGGCGGGGATGCCCGCCGTATGTGGCCGCGATGGCGGCGGAGATTCTGGCTGTAAACGAACAATAACAAAAACTAAGCCCGTGGAATAACCACGGGCTTAAATTCTGAACCAAATTGATACACAACTGAGGCACAAGAAGCCGCAAAAAGGCCCATACTGGATACATCAAAGGAGTGTTCGGTATGGGCTTTTCTTATTTCAATCCAAACCCCGCCGGGCAGAAGGTCGGGGACTGCACCGTCCGGGCCATCGCAAAGGCGACCGGGAAGAGCTGGGACGAGGTGTATATCGGCCTGTGCCTGCAAGGGCTGATCATGGGCGATCTGCCAAGCGCAAACAGCGTATGGAGCGCTTACCTCCGGCAGCAGGGATTTACGCGGAACGTGATACCGAACACGTGCCCGGACTGCTATACCGTCGCGGATTTCTGCGCAGATCATCCGCGCGGCGTGTATGTGCTGGCGTTATCAAGCCACGTTGTGTGCGTGGAGGATGGGACTTATTTTGACACGTGGGATTCTGGGAGTGAAATTCCACTGTTTTATTGGGCAAAGGAGGAAACATGATGTTTGGACAACAGCCGTATGTGTATCAGCAGCCGATTTACAATCAGCCGCCCATGCCGCAGATGCAGGAGCCGCAGATGCAGATGCGTCCGCAGTATCAGCCCGCGCCGCAGATGCCAGCTTATCAGCCGCAGCCACAGCAGCCGCAGAACCAGTCGATCATCTGGGTTCCGAACGAGCAGGCGGCGAACGACTTCATTGTAGCGCCTAACAACGCCGTTACATTGTGGGATATGAATGCGCCTGTCGTGTACGTGAAAAAGGCCGACGCGAGCGGGAAACCGGCCATGACGACCTACGACCTTGTAGAGCGCGCACAGGCCGTTATAACGCCCACGGCGGCGCGAAAAGGCATGATGGAGGAATACGTGACGCGCAAGGAGTTCGACGAGCTTGTGGCGAAGCTGGCCGCTCCAAGCGTCAGACCGCGAAAGATGAAGGAGGCGGACAATGAACCCACTGTTTAATGCGCTCGGCGGCGGACAGATGCCCGGCCAGATGGGGCAGTTTCAAAATATGGTGCAGCAATTCCGGCAGTTTCAGCAGACGTTTCAGGGCGACCCGAAAGCAGAGGTAGAAAAACTGGTACAGAACGGGAAAATCACGCAGCAGCAGCTGAATCAAATGCAGCAAATGGCTGTGCAATTCCGGCAGCTGCTCGGATAAAACGAATCTTAATTCGTGGCCACGATTGAGATAAATTTCAAAATCTACGAAAGGAGAATTTTATGAGTCTTACTGATGGCGGCATTCAGCCGACTATGCCCGTCCAGCCTGCCAATAACTACGGCGGCGGTATGGGGATGTGGGGTGATAACTGGATCTGGATCATTGTGCTGTTTTTGTTCGGCTGGGGACGCAACGGCAACGGCTGGGGCGGCAATGGCAGCGGCGGCGTGATGGACGGTTACGTGCTGACGTCCGATTTCGCAAGTGTTGAGCGTAAACTCGACAGTATGGCAAACGGCATTTGCGATTCCACGTTTGCCCTGAACAATGCCATTACCGGCGGCTTTGCTACGACCACGCAGGCCCTCAACAGCGGTTTCCAGAACGCCGAACTTTCTCGTTGTAATCAGCAGGCCGCGCTTATGCAGCAGCTGAACAACATGGCGATGCAGGCACAGGAGTGCTGCTGCGAAAACCGCGCTGCAATCGCCCAGGTGCGCTACGACATGGCGACGCAGGCGTGCGACACCCGCAACACCGTGCAGAACACCACGCGCGACATCATCGACGCGATGAACTGCGGCTTCCGCAGCATCGACCAGCGTCTGACGGCGCAGGAGCTTGCGGCGAAGGACGCGAAGATCGCCGAGCAGAACCAGCAGCTTTTCGGATACCAGCTGGCGGCATCGCAGGCGGCACAGAACAATTACCTTGTTTCCACGCTTCGCCCGAGTCCCAGCCCGGCCTATGTTGTAGCGAATCCGTACTGCTGCAACAGTGGTTACAACTACGGCTGCGGCAACTGCGCGTAACAACTCCATATCGTAGAGCTTTTTCGTGGCCTCACGAAAATGGTCGGCCCCCATTGCCGATACTCGATAGCAACGCGGCGGGGCAATCGTCCCGCCGCTGTATTTTTTATGAAAGGAATGATTTTATGGCTGAATTTACATCATCCGGGATTCAAACTGTCGCCGCTGGGCAGAACGTCCCGCTGATCTCCACGGCGGCTTGCGGAAAGCCGTGCATCGTACATCGCGAAGGAAGCGGGCTCGTTACGCTGCGCGGGCTTACGCAGCAATGCAAGGCAAAGTTCCGCGTATCCTTTGGCGCGAATATCGCTATCCCTACAGGCGGAACAGTAGGCACCATTACCGCTGCGCTTGCAATCAACGGCGAACCTCTGAGCAGCGCCACAGCGGCCGTAACCCCTGCGGCTGTTGAGAACTATTTCAACATCTTCGTTTCCACATTCGTGGAAGTCCCGCGCGGCTGCTGCCTGACTGTAGCGGCGAAGAACACCAGCGCGCAGGCGATCAGTTTCGCAAATAGCAATATGATCGTCGAGCGCGTATCGTGAAAGGAGGATGCAATATGTACGATTTGAGAAACCTGCGTGAAATGCTCTGCAAAGAGCTTGACGAAATCGCCGACAAGCGTGAAATGTCTGCGGGCGATCTGGACGCGATCCAGAAGCTGACGAGTTCCATCAAGAATACCTACAAGATCGAGATGGCTGAAGACGGCGGCTATTCCCGCGATGGCGAGTGGGAGGCGGATATGCGCGGTACTTACGGCCGGGGCAGCTCTTACCGTGGCCGCCGCCGTGACGCAATGGGCCGCTATACCCGCGCTGATGCCCGCGAGCATATGCGCGCGCAGCTGGAGGATATGATGCGCGACGCGGACGACGATAAAACCCGTGACGCGATCCGCCGCTGCATGGAGCAGATCGAGCGGGCATAAGGGGGATATGATATGCTGGATAAAGCCGAGATCCGCAAGGAGATAGCGCGGCTGGAATATGAGGAATCCAGCTATCCCAATTATGCCAAACTGGCAGATCTTTATGTGATACGCGATAAGATGCAGGAAGAGGAACGGGGCGACGGCGGTAGGTATGTGGGTTCCTACTCCGGCGCTCCCGCCCCTGTGACCGCAGAACCGGCTACCGTGGGCGAGTACGGGGACAGTGAGTTTTTACTTGCGGTAGCTGGGAAAGACCCGGCAAAGGCTTGGGCGGTCGTTGATGAACTTATGGACACATTATCGCTTGTGAACCGAAAAGTCTATGATTCCATGCTTCGGAAAATAAAGTCCATGTAGCAAAAAATAGGGGAGTCCCCTCGCATTGCACTGAATTTGTAGCATACAATGTAGCATACGGGAAATGATTTTATGTTACAGAGCGTGTCATAACGTGATTTTTCGCTTTTTGAAAATACGCAGAAAATGGGGCGAAAAGCATAAAAAAGTACCGATTTTAGCTTTAAAACAGCTAAAATCGGTACTTTGGCGCGGAAGGAGAGATTTGAACTCTCGCGCGCTTTTTAGACGCCTACTCCCTTAGCAGGGGAGCCCCTTCGGCCACTTGGGTACTTCCGCAGGTCGGTCAGGCCGGTATGAAGGAAAGAAAATGGCGGAGAGAGTGGGATTCGAACCCACGGCACATTGCTGTGTCACTGGTTTTCAAGACCAGCTCCTTAAACCGCTCGGACATCTCTCCGAATGCCGGCCTCCAAAGCCGTGAATCATCTTATCATATCCAGGCGGGTTTGTCAATTCCTTTTGCAGAAACCGATGAATATTTTAGGAAGAAACCTTGATGTTCCCATGGGAAAGTGCTATACTAATTCAATAAAATAATGCAACTGGAAGGTGTTCCTGT